TGAAGCCGCGTTTGTGCCTAATCTTGTTTCCATCTTTGACCTGATTATCCGACCCACGCTTATTGACCTTGTAGGCGGCGCGGACTTCGCAGGAACGCCAAAGGGCATGAATGGATTTTGGCAACTGTACAACCGCACGGGCGCAGTGTGGTCGCGCTGGCAAATGTCCAGTTATTCAAACCCGCACATTCCAAAGTCAGAACTAGATGCAATGCGTGAGACTATGACAGAGCGGGCGTTTTCGCAAGAGATAGAAGCGAAATTCCTGGAAGATGGCGGCGGCGTGTTTCGCAGGATACGCGAGGCGGCTACTCTGCAAGTACAAGAGCCTGATAAAGACAAGCAGTATATTATTGGTGTGGATTGGGGCAGGTCAAACGATGCTACTGTGTTTTGTGTGTTTGATGCGGACAGCAAGAATCAGGTTTACTTGGATAGAATGACAGACACGGATTACGCCACGCATCGGACAAGGCTCGGCGCGTTATCGAATAAATACAGTAATGCCGTTATAATAGCCGAGGCGAACAGTATCGGACAGCCGAATATTGAAGCACTGCAAACCATGGGGCTGTCTGTGCAAGGCTTTACCACCACCAACGCGACTAAAGCGCAGGCAATACAATCTCTTGAATTAGCGTTTGAGCGCGGCGATATAAAGATACTGGACAACGAAATGCAGACCGCCGAATTAATGGCGTATGAAAGCGAGAAGCTACCCAGCGGACTGATACGCTACGGCGCGCCCGAAGGGATGCACGATGATTGCGTGATGGCGATGGCGATAGGCTGGCGCGGTGTATTAAGTGGTAATGTAGAAGTAGAAGAAAACTTCTTATATGATTGAGGCAAAGCAAATGGCAAACTTATTTTCAACGATGAGCAATAAAATTGGCGCGGCAATCGGCGGCTGGTTATCGCCTTTCATGGGCGGCGGCAATCCTACTTACGAAATGCCCCGCGAGGACTTGGCGCGGCGGTATGCTACGCTGAGAAACTACTACAACGGCGACCATACCCCGCAGCTAAAATCACTAGACGGTCAGAGTGACCATATCACCCAGAATTGGGCAGGGAATATCATTGATAAGGGGGTGTCCAGGCTATTACGCGGTGATGTGAAGTTTGCACTACCTGAAACTTCCACAGAACAGCAGGAATACATAGATAAGGTTTGGGTACTCAATAAGAAGCCGATAACGCTTACTCAGTACGCTTTACATGGCGGCGTATATGGCACGCCATACTTCAAGATTTGCCCCGATGAAGTACAAGACCCATTCACGGGCGAAATGTACCCCCGCCTCATTGCGCTAGACCCTGAGTTAGTCCGTATCCATGTATCCAATGATGACGCGAGCGAAGTACACGCCTATGTAATCAGCTACACAAACGGTAACAAGGCACATTGGGAAATTACCTACCGCTCGGATATGCAGTGGTTGTTTGACGCAAACAACAACCTAGTGATTACACACAACGAAAAGACCGAGGAAGTGGAGGGCGAACAGGTAGAAGCGGAGAAAACTTGGATTGTTGACGTGGTAGAACAACACGGCGGAATGCCGCGTCAAGTGGTGAATAGCACACCGTGGGAATATCCGTTCCCGCCAATCTTGCATCAAAAGAATTTGCCCAGCCTGCGGAACTGCTACGGTGACTCAGACTTTGACGATATTATCAACATTCAAGACAAGAGTAATTTCGTTGTAGGTAACACGAACAAGATCGTGAAATTCTTTGCCAACCCCATCACGTTTATCTTTGGCATTTCCGCAAAAGGAATGAAGGAAAATAAACTGGATAGCCCCGTTGGTGCGCTGTACGCCATTCCTGACAAAGACGCAAAAGCGATGAATCTCGAAATGTCAAGCGACCTGACATCTTCCCGTAATCTTGCACAGGATTTGAAGAAATCCATTTACGAGATCGGGCGCGAAGTTAGCATGGATAGTATCGGGGATAACCTCGGACAGCTTACTAACTTTGCCCTGCGTGTGCTGTATTCGGATGCGGTGGATAAGAACGAAACAAAACGCTGGCTATATGCGGACGCGTTGAAGGAACTAAACAGGCGACTGCTTGTACTCACTGACAAATGGAATGGCGCGGACACCGACCCAGGCGACGTGATTTGGGGCGAGGCGTTGATTATCAATGTCATGGAAGAAATGGAAACCGACCAACTTGCCTTGAATATGAAGGTGGTTGATTTAGAGACAGTCACCCGCAGATATGAATCCCGCTATGGTGTGGCGTATGATGATATTCAAAAGAAACTAGCCGAGCAAACAAAAGCGGCAAACGCTAACAATAGCAACATCGGCGCGGAAATCCTCCGCCGCTTCAATCAAGGACAAGGCGCGGACAACGCGCAGAGAGTGAACGGCAATGCCGACAATAACGCAGCTCGCACAATCCCAGCGCAAACAAATCAGTGACGCGGACGCCGCCAACCTTGAAGCGTTGGCGCGTGCATATTCCCTGATGTATAGCGATTTAGAAGGCGACGTTGATTCGCTCATGTTGGCTATTGAAAAGCTGGATAAACCATCACAGGCAGAAATCAAAGCCCTGCCGCAGTACAAACGCCTGATGCGTAACGCAGAACGCGAACTGGATGACTTCACAAAGTATCTTGAAACTACCGTAGGGACTGCTGCAATCGCCGCGATAGGGCTAGGGCTGGCGCATTCTGAGGCGTTGGTAAACACTGCAACGGGCGGCGGATTTACGGGGCTTGATACTGGCGCAATGCGTCAACTTCTAAACTTCCTCCGCAAAGATGGTCCGCTGTATGCTCGGCTGAAACTGATTACAGACAGCACGATTGACAAGGTTGTAAAATCCATCCTTGACGGCGTAGCCAGTGGCTTCAATCCGCGTGTGATAGCCAGTAACATACAGGATGCGTTTGGCGGCGGGCTTACGGACGCGCTTAGGAACACAAGAACGGTGCAGATAAAGAGCTATCAGGAATCGGCGCGGGCTAATTACATTGCCACTGATGGACTTGTCACGGGCTGGGTGTGGTTTGCCAACCTATCAGGCGAGCCGTGTTTATCATGCGTAGCAATGCACGGCACAGAACACACGTTAGACGAAGTTTTAGACGACCATTACAACGGGGAGTGCGCTGCCCTGCCCCTTATCCCCGACCTCGGCAATCCAGTAGAACAGACAGGGCAGGCGTGGTTTGATAGCCTTGACGAAACAAGGCAACGCGACTTGATGGGTGACAGTAAATACGAGGCATACAGCGCGGGTAAGTTTGAATTTAGCGCATTATCCAATCAACAAAATAATGATATATTTGGTACAATGCGAACAGAAACGAGCTTGAAAGACCTATTGGGCGAATAAGCCAGAAAGAAAAAATAATGCAAGTTGACATAAAAGATGAATATATTGACGTAACAAAGAACGGCAATACAATAAGAATATCCAGCCGTCATATTGTTTATGTTCGTGATATTGCAATGGGGTTTGATTATTATTTTTCGTCTGTGTCTGGTGATTCAAAGATGCTAGATTTCTCGAAGCCAGCGCAACACAACATAGTCGGGTTCGATAAAATCCCCATTATGTTCCCGTCATTCACTGAGCCGACTACATCCACAAAGCAGTATATTGATTTCGCAAAACTTGAAGCGGGTATGACCGTCTTAGACTTGGGCGCGTACTCCGGCCTGACTTCCATCATGTTTAGTGAGGTAGTAGAAAAAAGCGGTAGGGTGATTGCAATTGAGGCGGACGCAGAAAATATAGAATGCGCGGTTGTCAATGTAAACAGGTACAGGGATTACAGCGGGCATGACATTCGCCTTCTATATGGCGCGGTTTGGAATCACGGGAACGGAGTAACGTTTTCCAATGAATGCAATATGGGATCAAGCGCGGTTGAATTAGTCGGGGCGCGTGGTAGCGTAAGCAGGGTAAAAACATTCACACTTTCAGATATTGCGAAGATGGAAGGATTACAGAATGTTGATTTTATAAAGTGCGATATAGAAGGGGCGGAAAGCGTAATCTTTGAAGATGCGGATTTCTTTAGACTTTACTCCCCGCGCATTATGATTGAAGTCCACAATGTGAACGGTGATTCAACCGCGCAAAAGTGCATCAATGATTTGGAGAGGTACGGGTACACTATTACAGAATACGCCCAGCCTGGGGTGAGGCATTTATTATTAGGATGTGTGAAGTGAGATCATGTCACGCTCATAATGTAGCTAACTCTTTAGGGTATCCAACCATAGAAGCGTTGATTATAGACAAACGCGCTGATAGATGGCCTTACGATAAAATCATAGAATTTACGGGACTGCCAGAGCGTACAATATTCAATCACCTACCCAAAGACCTGAAAGGCGACTTTAGTGCAATGACAGAAAGACGCCGCAAGCACATACAGAAACTAATAGTCTATGGCTCGGACGCACGAAGGCGCAAACGGTTTACAGAGATACGCAGGGACGGAACAACCCGCAAGGAGTTATCAATAATAGAAATGGATAAAGTTAGGGCGCGGTTGGCACAGAAAAAACAAGGTGGATTTTAGTATGACAAATAAAGAGTTATGGATTGCCATTCGCCGCTTGATACTGTCTGCCGTTGCGATATTAGATAGGTACTATGGAGCGGGCAATAGTAAAATTCAAGAAATTGGTGAGAATGACAGTATTGTAAATCCGTAAATATAGTATAATGCGGTCACATAGCGGCGCGGCTTCGGCCTCCCCGTAAATAATACAAGGCACGCAATCCAACCCTTGTCTGACTAGAGTCAGGCAGGGGCTTTTTTTATATAGAAATGGAGTAATAATGTCAGACGAAAAACCGACTACTGAGACAGTAGAAACCCCCGCGCAGGTCGCAGAGGTAACGGAAGTACCACAGGAAGAGCCGTTTGATAAAGAACGTGCAATGGCTACAATCAACAAACTTCGTGAGGCTGAAAAGCAGGCGAAGCAAGACAGGAAAGAACTTGAACGATTGAAGGCAGATGAGCAAAAGCGGAATGATGCCGCCCTGTCAGAGACAGAGCGACTCACGAAGCAAGCCAATGAGTTAGCCGCGAAAAACGCAAAACTTGTAGGCGATATTCTTAGGCGCGATGTGATTTCAGAAACGGGTTTACCCGCCACTTTTGCAGACCGCCTAAAAGGTGAGACAAAAGAAGAGTTACTAGCCGACGCGTTGGAGCTTTTTAAGTCTCTGCCACAATTGAAAGTAGCACCGAAGTTACAACCGACCAACCCAGGCAATACGCAGACCGTAAATTCCGAAGCGCAATTGCGTCAGCTTCTTTCAGGTAATGCCGTAAGCGTGTTTGACGTAAATCATATTCGGGCAAACGGCGGCGGCGTTCTGGATTGGACAAAGAAAGACGAATAATAACAGGAGATAATCATGGCATCACT